GATCCGCCAACACTCCTGCACAACTCACTGCGTTCAAACAGTGCCCGTGTTGGCTGCGATTTTGCAAAAAATCCTATAGAATTCTATCATTTCGTACCTCTATCTTTTTTTATGTTTTTATGAATACCTGAAGACATTCTCGTATAAAATTAAGAATTTTCAAGCGGAAGGGTGTGTATGTTAGACGTTATAATATTCCACCAATAATTTCCGTCATTCAAATCACAATCTTGTGAAGTCTGTAGACTTTTGTTATAATGATGTTAGATAATACTAACTATATGTTAGAGAAGACTAACTTCTAGAAGCGAAAGGAACTATATATGTATTTAGAAATAAAAGATATGAAAAAAAGCTTCGGATCAGGCGAAAGTTATAATCAAGTACTAAAAGGAATCACAACCAACATCGAACAAGGGCAGATGTGTGTCATTCAAGGAAGCAGTGGTTCAGGAAAATCTACAATGCTAAACTGTATCGGCGGATTAGATACTATGGATTCTGGTTCAGTCAAAGTCGATGGCAATGAAATATCAGGATTAAATGCAGATGAGCTCTCCGAATACCGCAGAGCTAATCTAGGGTTTATCTTCCAGTTTTATAATCTGGTACCAAATCTTACAGTCAAAGAAAATATAGAGATCTGTCAATTTTTAACGGAAGATCCATTGGATATGGAAGAACTGCTAGATACGCTCGGACTAACAGAACATCAAGATAAATTTCCTGCACAATTATCCGGTGGACAGCAGCAGCGATGTGCAATTGCAAGGGCGTTGATCAAGAATCCAAAGCTGCTTCTTTGTGACGAACCGACCGGAGGGGTTCAGTTAGTAGTATAACAATCACAAAAAAATAATATGAATGTTTTTGTCATGGTCAACACGGATTTCCTTGACAATGGAACGCCACAATTCACGCCTCTCCGGTATAGACAAAGAATCATACACACTTTCAAAATCCATTTTCAAAAAGTTTTTCAAATACGATAAATCCTTGACGGGTCGGGAATCCTCTGCATTTATTTTCTCAAGCTGCATCAGCAATTTTTCTCTATCAAGTTTGAACTCGTCCATTGTTATGAGGTCGTTCAAATATAGGTCTTTCAATTTCTGCATTTTTCCCTCAACACTCCGACGTTTGGCATCGGTACGCAATGCCGGAAGATTTGCAACCTCGTATTCTGCGATATAATTTTCAAGTTCCGGACGGATGCGTTCGAGGAGCATCTTTTCAAGGGTTGTCTCAAAGACGAGTTTTCGGTTCGGGCAGCGATGCAGGTTCACACCCTGTCGGCAGCGGTACACACTGTATTTATATATAATTCGTGTTCCATCGGCACGGACACGACCTCTTGCACGTTGCTGACACCCGCTCATGATATGGTCACAGTCATCACAGACAACGAGACCACTGAAAATATAATCGTGCTTTTTTCCGCTCTTGATGTTGATTTTGAGAAGTCTCTGTACATCAAAGAAAAGGTCACGGTCGATGATTGCAGGACAATAATTTTTATTGTCACGAAACTCACCGATGTATTTCGTATTTGTGAGCATATTTTTGAGACTGGCAGCAGAACGGACAAGTCCGAACTCACTCTCCATGTACCGGAGTGTCATGCTCAAGTTTCCGGTCTTGCGGTAGTATTGGAAGATAGCAACGGCGGTCGGAGCGTCGTCATCCGGTACAAGGTGTTTATTTACAATCTTATATCCGAGAGGGGTTGAGCCGGAAAGAACCTCCCCGTTGTCAACTTTGTCATCGAACACGCCGAGGATTCGGTCGGAATCATTTTGAGACTCAAGTTCTGCCCATATCATTGAATTATTAACGAAAGCACGACCGTGAGGGGTTGAGGTGTCAAAATAAGGCTGCTCAATGGCAGTCCATGAAACACCGTGCTTGTCAAGAATGTCCTGCGTATTCAGATAATGACGGAGGTTTCTGAACCAACGGTCAAGACGGGTGAAAATAATGAGGTCAATTCTACCTGCACGGACATCATCAATGAGGCGTTGAAAGTCGTCTCGTTTCAATTTCTGTCCGGAGATTCCGTCATCAATGTATGTGTCAACGAGAATCATATTCTCATGACTGTCTATGTATTTTTGCCCTGTTGCTAATTGGTCACGCATGGAATCTCCGTCCTTGACCTGTTTGTCGGTCGAAACACGGATATAGATTGCCACACGGAGCAGGATTTTCTCAACAGGAGCGGTTGTTTTACGTCGCATTTTATCAACTCCATTCAAAAAAGGTATAAAAATAAAACCTATGCACAAGCACGGTTTTATGATAAAATGAGACTTGCGGGGTGACATTTTATCGCCGTGCCTATACGGAGGTATATGTTATCTAAAGAGCGGTTTCCATTGGCGTGGAGGCTGCTCTTTTTTTATTGCAAAAATTCGATAACGACATCAAATCAGTGCGGGAATTTCGTTCTGTACACTTTCCTTGAGAAAGGAGGTGAGCAGGATGAAAATTCTCGTTTGGGAAATGAGAACCTCAAAGGGGTTCACATTGATGGAGTTATCGAAGAAATCCGGAATCGGAAAATCTACGATAAACAACATCGAAAACGGTAAGGTGTCGCCGACATTATTTCAGCTTGAAATGATAGCGATTGCATTAGGCGTGAAAATCACCGACCTGTTTGAATCCGAATACAAATAATTGTATCACATTGCAACGGGATTCCGGCAGCAGGAGGAGCGATTTCCACGATTATGGAAATCAACCTCGATATTTCCACAATGATGGAAATATATGATACACTGTAATCGGAAAGGGGGTGTTCCCCTTGAATTACAAAGAGGCTATTGTTGAAATAGTCGGGAAGATACAAAACGAACGCATCCTCAAGAGGATATATAAATTCGTGGCGTATCTATACACCCATGAGGCTGACAGTTGAAAAGGCTGTCAGTCTTTTTCTTTATTATTTTGTGTGAACTCAATCGCCTTTTTCATTAAGCGGTCGAGTGCAGCGATGTCCTCGTCACTCAACTCAAGCATGAATTTGAAAAGGCTTTTTCGTGCCTCATCCTCACCCGCCATGATGCGGTCAATGCGTTCGATGAAATCATCGTCCGTGTCAATGAACATCTCACCGTCTCCGGTGGTCAACCACATATAATCAACATTATACTCACGACAAATCGCCTTGACGACCTGTTCAGTCACGGAGTTTTTTCCATTCTCAAGCTGACTGACAGAGTTCTTTTTCATTCCTATTTTCTCACCGAATTTCTCAAGAGTGAGACCGAGAGCTTTTCGGACTTCTCTGATTCGTTCGCCTTGCGTCATACTGAATCACCTCCTCTGTTTTCTAAAGCATAACACCCAACGAGACAAAAATCAATAAAAAAGTTCTTTGAAAGAACAAAAAAGTGTTGACAATGTTCTTTGAGGGAATTATACTGTTCTTACAAAGAACAACAGGGAGGTGAAAAGAAATGCCAAAACATGAAATTTCAAACGTAAGAACACGGGGAACTGGGGCGATTGAAAAACTCATTTTCTACAAAACGGAGGTTTCCGAACACCAAGAGATTAGAGTGAGAGCGGAATTCGAGGGAGACCCCGAACCGGAGCAAATCAAGCAGATTTCAGAGGTTGTCAAAAAGGCAGCGGAAGAAATAGGAAAGATTGTGGAGGAGTGGTGAAACACTCCTCCGAGAAAATCATTTCAAAGTGCGAATGTGTTGTGCAAAATCTTGTGTTTCAACACATGCCTTGATAGCTGATGCGAGAAGACGTTCAAATTCTTCTTTTGATAAATCAGAAACTTTTGAAAATTTGATGTCGCTATTTTCAAACGCACTTGCAATCGCACTTTTGAAAGTGTCATGATGAACCGCCATGTTGTCACCTCCTGTCATTTTGGAATGGTCGCACATTTATTATATGGCAGGAGATGCAACAGGACAAGCAAGAACAGGAGGAACGGAAATGAGCAGAGTAGAGGAGTTGAATCAGTACATACAAGAGTTATTTGATTATTGGGATGGAAAAAACGATGATTTTGAACCTATTCCGATACCGAAAGAAGTCGACGACGAAATGCAGAGAGATTCATTTTATTAAAGCCGAAACGGGGCAACAGTCGCCCCGTCAGCGTCCGGATGGCGACCGACGCTCTGACGATGGCAAGCCGAGAGACAGCGTCAGCGATACCGTGGGAAACATGGCAGCGGGTGGACTTGCTAAAAGGTTCACGGTTGGTCAACAGGTTTTCAATGATTTTTTAAGGTGAAAAGTCATAACACGGTAGACATAGCCGGAAAGCAGGTGGACGGGATGCAGAGACCGAGAGAACCACCAGTGCAGGAAATCACATAAAACACTATCAACAGAGGAGGTGTTGAATCATGACGAGAAACGAGAAAAAGACGGCAATCGAGAACATGGCAGAAAGATTCATGAATATTTCCGACCTTGAGGGAAAATCAATGGCAATCATGGTCATGTCTGCATACGCAGAGGGCAAGGCAGCAGGAAAAGTCGAGGAGCGTCGCAGATGGGAACAGAAAGAGGCGGTTGCAACGACCGCCTAACCGAACACGAAAACAACAGGCAAGAGCCTTTTTAATAGATTGGAGGTGCAGCAGGTGAGTGAACAGAACATCAAGAAATTTTATGAGACATTAGCGAGAATCATTTCTGAACGTGAGCAGGTGAAAATCACCGTGAGCGTCTCAAAGAAAGAAAAAGCAGCATAAAGACAAAAAAACGGATGACCGCTGCGAACGGTCATCCGTGTGTCAATCGGTGTCGATTGATATGTTTCAAACTAAGAATATTATATCAAATCTGACACGAAAAAGCAACTCAAAAACGACCGGAAAGGTCGGGAAAACAAAGGGTTTTCGGAACTTTTATCGTCCTTGTAATAGATAATAACAAGTCTACGAAAACATAACAGGAGGCATGTGTCAGATGGCAAGAAAAAGAGGGATGCAGTTTATCCCGTATGATTATGAGGCAGCATATAACAAGGCGATGGAGGACATGCATGAATGGTTCATTGAGAACCTGTTCCAACATCGAAAGAAAGTGATATATGCACTCAAAGAGATAACAGCAGGAGACCAGTTTGAAATTGAGATATATCCACAGTTCCGGAGTATGGATGAAGTACCTCCGGAGGGGAGGACAATCAAGAAAGACAACAACAAGGCTCAAAAGAATCTGAATGACAAGAACGCAAGGAAATACGTTGAGAGGTTAATCAACGAGAATTTCAGCGACCGTGATATTTGGATGACGTTGACCTATGATGATGCACACCTCCCGCCGGACGGGGATGTTGATGCAGCAATCAAAAATGTGCAAAAGTACATCCGACGCATCAACTATCAGAGGAAAAAGAGAGGTCTCCCGAATGCAAAATATGTCTATGTGACCGCATACAATCCGGATGCGGAAATCAGATGGCATCATCACATTGTCATGGATGGTGCTTTAGACATGGAGACAGTTGAATCCTGTTGGAAACAGTCAAGCAGGAATGAGGTTCGCAGGTTGCAGACGGACGAAAACGGTCTGTCCGGTATGGCGAACTATATCGTCGAAGAAAAGAACCGTGTTCCGTCGGAAAAGAGATGGAACAGTTCGCAGGGATTGAGAGACCCACGAATCAAGGTCGTACACTCCAAACGTCCGGCAGCAGGAGGCAGCTATAAAAAAATAGGGTCATTTGTTGACGGTATGGTCAAAGATAGGGATTCGATACCGGAGATATTAAAAAAGTGGTATCCGGACATGGATTTCACGAACGCAAATGTGTACTACAACGATTTTAACTGCATGTTTTACATACATGCACGAATGAGGAAAAGGAGGCTACAAAGTGAAAAGACGGAAAAGACAGGCAAGACATGCAGGACGACGTGATGCGTTCCATTTGACAATGATTGCGGTATTGATGACGGTGTTGTGCTTGATGATAGTGAATATCAAAGAACCGGAGCAGACCGAGGAGGAGCAGCCGGAGACGACACATGCGGAAGTGGTACAGAATCCGGAAACAATCGTGCAGACAGCAGAGGAGACCGAAAGCAAATACAAGGTTTTCGATGGTATGTCCGAGGACTGGGGGAGCGATGACCTTGAGGGATTCGTGCTTTATAAGTTACCGGAACAGTATGCGGATAAAGGCTATTTTCCGGAGAAAATGCAGATATACACAAGATGTCTATGCAAGCAAAATGACGTTCCCTATGCCCTTGTACTGGCAATCATCGAGCATGAATCCGGATATGAATTTGACAAGGTCGGAGACGGCGGGCAGTCAAAGGGATATATGCAGATATATGAGAAATGGCACACTGACCGGATGAAACGGTTGAACTGCACCGACCTCATGAACCCATATCAAAATGTGAGGGTCGGGATTGATTTCCTGTCGTACCTGCTCAAGAAATACGGCACGGTGCAGGATGCACTTGCAGCGTACAACTACGGTGAAAAGGGTGCGAGGGAACATTTGTGGAGCAATGGCGTGTATGTCTATTCATACAACAGTGCAATCATGCAGAGAATGAAAGAGATTGAGGAGGTGGTCGGGAAATGAGTTTTGACTGGCGACCGGAATCAAAAGACAGGTATTTCAGAAAAGCCGAGGCAGCAGTCAAGGCAGCGGGATTCGATGACATCCTGCAAATCAGCAAAGAACAGTTTGCAATCACGAAAAGCACGGTCAAGGTGTATTTCAAGCCGATTCCGAGAGAGGGAAAGACCCGCCGATGGTGGGAGGCAAAGAAAAGCATTACAGGGATGCAGGAACAGCCCGGAGGGCGTGACGAGTTCGGCAGGAAAAAGAAAACCATTTTTATTCATGCCTATATGATTTTAGAAATGGAGGAGCAGGACAGGTGAGGGCAGGAGAAATCATTGAAAGAATCAGACACATGCTCAAGGTCAAGGACTGCAAACATGTATGTCTGTTCTGCGAATATTATGACATGTGCAAAGAGGAGGCGAAAGCGAATGAACATGAGATATGCAAAGAGAAGTGAGGACACGGAGCAAATCAACGTCGTGTCATGGGCGGGATGGAACATGAGCCGTTATCCGGAATTAAAGTGGTTGTTCCATGTACCAAACGGAGGAAGTCGAAACAAGCAGGAGGCAGTCAAATTCAAACAGATGGGTGTCAAAGCGGGTGTTTCTGATTTGTGCCTCCCATATCCGAAAGGCTCATACTGCGGGTTATTCGTTGAAATGAAATTCGGGAACAACAGACAGCAGGACACGCAAAAAGAGTTCCTTGCGGATATGGCAGCAGCCGGACATTTTGTTGCAACCTGCTATTCAGCAGAGGAGGCAATCAAGGTCATTGAGGAATATCTGAATTTGTCGGATGCGGTACACATGGAGAGAAATCTGAACATGAGCATCCCGAACAACAGCATCCTCAAGGACGGGAAAATTAAGAATTGAGGAGAAAAGCGATGAAAGTATTGATTGCGTTAGGTATTGCAGCGGTTGTCATGCTTGCGATGGTATTCCTTGCGGTGATTTTATTCGTGGCAGCAGTTGCGGTCGATATAGCGTCCGAATTTATGGACTAAAAAATATAACAGGATAACAGGAGGAAACAACATGAGAATTATTGCAGTAATGTCACCAAAGGGAGGAATCGGAAAAACGACGACATCCGATTCAATCGCCTATATGTTGGGCGAGGAGCAGGGAAAGAGAGTGCTTGTGTTAGACGGAGACCCGCAGGGCGATACATCAAAGACGTTCGGGGTATTTGAACCGGACGGAATCGGAATGAGTGAGCTGCTTGAGAAACATGAATGTGTCGGCGGTACATACAAAACGGGTGATTTGATTCGCCCGACGGAATACTCACACGTTGACATCATTCCGGCGAACGGCTATCTCATGAAAACGGACATGAATTTGCTGCTCAAGTCAGAGGACAATCAAGTCACACGATTGCGTGAGGCGTTGGAGGAGGTAGCAGACGCATACGATTATTGCATTTGTGATTGTGGTCGACTGCTTGACATGGTGGTCATCAATATCCTCATATCGGCAGAGTTAATCATTGCACCCGTAAAGGTTGGAGGATATGAAATCGAGGCATTGCAGAACCTTGAGGAGCAGATTGAGGACTTGAGAGACATCAATCCGGATTTGAGAATCAAAGCACTCATGACCATGCGACAGAAAAACAAGACCTCTCTTGAGGTTGAGGAGTGGTTGAAAGCAGATTCCGGATTTGACATGTTTGTCACTCCGGTTCGCCGTTCCATCGTTGCGGAAAAATCAACAACGGCAATGATGCCACTCCCGAAATTTTCAAAGCGTGGAATCGTGTCTCAAGATTACAGATGTGTTGTGCATGAGTTACTCAAGGAAATGGAGGGGTAAGGCATGGAAAACGAGACAATACAAATCCTTGAATTGTTCGGAGGGATTGGGTCGCCTCGATGTGCCTTGAGAAATTTGAACATTCCAACGAAAGCAATCGACTATGTGGAAATCAATGAAAAGGCGGTGCGTTCGTACAATTCGATGTTCCGTGAGGAATTGGCATATAAAACACAAACGGTTGTCGGATGGAATCTGAAACCGGACATTCTGATTCACGGTTCACCCTGTCAAGATATGAGCATTGCAGGGCATCAAGGGAAAGCCACAGGCGAGGGCAGAATCAATCGAGGAAAAGGTTCAGACGAGGGGAGCGGAACACGTTCCTCCCTCATGTGGGAGACAATACATATCATTGAGAACATGGGCGAATGGCGACCTCGTTATGTAATATGGGAAAATGTGAAGAATGTGAAATCAAAGTACATGAGACCGAATTTTGACAGATACATGGTTGAAATGGAGCGGTTAGGATATACGAATAATTTCGAGGTACTGGATGCAAGAGAGTTCGGATTGCCACAGGCAAGAGAGCGAGTGTTCACGGTTTCCGTTCTGAATGGAGAAAAATTTGAATTTGATGACCTCATAAGAACACCGATGCGAAACTTGCAGGAATTTCTTGAGGATGATGCAAGTGTTCCGGATGTCTACGATGTGACGCAACCGTCCGTCCTTGCGTGTATCGGAGAAAAGGGCATCCGCAGGGCAACGGTTATCACAGATTGTGCATATACCATCACAACAAGACAAGACCGGACACCTGCACAAGTCATTGACCGAGGCGGTGGACGCTATCGTTATTTGACCGAGCGTGAGTGTTGGCGATTGATGGGGTACACGGACGAGGATTTTGACAGGGCGAAAGCAGTACAGGAAAGAAACGGCAAGTATTACAAAGCATTATACGACCAAGCGGGAAACAGCATCGCCGTTCCGATATTCGAGAGCATATTCAGAAAAATTATTTTGCATGAGGTCGCATAAGACCGGAAAAGGAGGAAAGCACATGGGAAATATTGTGAAAACAGCAAAATGCAGATTCTGCGGTCAAATGACGCAGATTGAGGCAGACGAAGAACTGACAGCAGCACAGGCAGAGGAACAGGCAACAATGACATGTAACTGCACAGATGCGGTTGAGTATCAGAAAGAGAAACAGAGGAAAGAAAAGGCGATGCAGAACGTCGCTGCATTGTTCGGAGAGGCAGCAACACCGGACAAAAGATGCGGAGAGGGAATTGTGAAGATTCTCAAGGCAGCAGTTGAGGAAATTTACACCGGAGGACTGGCAAAGGTCACGTTGAACCTCCGTGGAGGCGTGAAAGCCTCTATTTCGCAGAACAGCAAGGGCGAAATCAACGTCGAACGTACCGAGACAAAAAAACAGAAACTCACAGAGCAATGACAGGAGGGTGAACAGATGGCAGCAGGATTCAGCGTGAAAGACGCACTCAATAAGAACAGCAAAGCAGGGATTGACGAATCTCCGAGAGCGAGATTCCGCACAAAGGACATTTCAATTTTCAAGATGTACCGCAACAACATGAATTTTTATAGTGTTGCAGACATCGAAGAACTGGCAGGAGACATCCTCCTGTCCGGTTTGAAACAGAACCTCGAACTTGTATATGCACCGTGCGAAAAAGGCGAATACAGAATCGTCGCAGGTGAAAGGCGGTGGGAGGCTCTCAAGTACCTCGTATCAAAGGGATATAAAGATTTTGAACTTGCAACCAGTAAATTGACCACACCGCAGGACGATGACGAGGAGCAGGTTGAAATCATCATCGCCAACTCATACCGCTCAAAGACCATTTCCGACATGATTGAGGAGGAAACACGCCTCAAGGCATCTCTTGAGCGTATGAAAGCAGCAGGAAAGAAAATCAAGGGATATGACCTGCAATCCGGACGATTGAGGGATGTGATTTCCTCAATGCTGCATGTGAGCAAAACAAAGATTGCACAGATTGAGGCAATCAATAACAATCTGATTCCGGAATGGAAAGAGGAACTCAAGAAAGAACGCCTTACATTCTCCGCAGCTTATGAATTGAGCGGAATGACGGAGGATGAACAGCGTGAGACACTGGGGAAATTTTCAGAGACCGGAGAACTGACACACAAAGAAGTGAAAGACATGAAAGAGGCGAAAGCAGCAGGGCAGCAGGTGTCAGAATCAGACACGGCAGAAAACGGCGTGAATCCTCCGGAGGCAAGAGCGGGCGACGATTATGAGACACCGCATCCGGAGGGAATCACATCTCTCTGTTATTCCTGTACCGAATATGAGACCTGCAATGTCAAAACCGGAACATGCACCTCATGCGACCAGTACAAGAACCGTGCAGAGGCATACAAGACCGATGAACAGAGATATTCAGAGGAGCAGGATGCAATCGACCGTGAGACAAAGAAAAAACTCCGTGAGATGGAACAGGAGGAGAAGATGCAGAACCTCCCATCAGACACACAGGAGACCGGACAGAAAGTGCATCAGATACGCCTTGCAAAGTCTTATTTCGATGATGTGGCAAACGGAATCAAGACATTTGAACTCCGAAAGAATGACAGAGGATACAAAAAAGGCGACATCCTCGAAATGATGGAATTTGCAGACGGGAAGAATACCGGACGCATGGTCAAGGTGCTTGTGACGTATATTCTTGAGGACTACACCGGAATTGAGGACGGATATTGCATCATGGCAACCAAACTCATGAAAGACGGTGAGGCGTAGAATGACAGAGATAAAAGACCCGATTTTGGCAGCAATGGAGTTCTCACTGAATTACACATTGAAAAGATTTGAGGACGCAGAAACGGAGGACGGAAAAATTATCAGAGAGGGAATCATAAGAGGAAAGACTTTAGTTGAACATCTGCGGATTTTTGGTGCGGATGTGTACGGAAAAAGCAAAGAACAGTTTGCGGAAGATATAAAGGACAAAACAATTATTGTGATGATGACCGATGAAGAATACAAGGAATATATCAAGGCGAAAAGACTGTATAGAGTGATAAAAAAGGAGGAATTGTGATGGATAATATCAAGAGAGGCGAAATGTTCTATATCAGCAGAGGGGGGGTGTCATATAACGGGAGCGAACAGCACTCCGACCGTCCGGCGGTCGTTGTAAGCAATGACAAGAATAATGAGAACAGCAATGTCGTTGAAGTTGTATATATGACCACGCAGCCGAAAACAGACCTCCCGACACATGTGACAGTGAGGTCGACAGGCAGACCAAGCACCGTTTTATGTGAGCAGGTCTATTCGGTATCGACAGAACGCATCGGAACGTATATCGGAGAGTGTTCAGACAAAGAGATGGAGAACATCGACATCGCTCTCATGATTTCCTTGCAGCTTGACGGCAACATGAAAACCTCGAAGAAATACAACGAGACAATCAAAGAACAGCAGGAGGAAATTGACCTTTATCGCAAGAAGATTCAAGCGATGCAGGAGGCGTTGAAAGAAAAGGAAAATGAAAAGCCGGAAATCACGGCATCATCAGAGGAGACAATCAGATTGCAGACAGAAAGAGACACATACAAGACCATGTATGAACAGTTACTCAACAGATTAGTGAATGGAGGAGCAGCATGAACAAAAGTACATTAAAGGCAGAATTTATCAATGCGAAAATCAAGGATGCGAAATACATCGGAGTGAGTATCAAGACGGAGGGCAGCAGTCAGCCGGAAATCATCATCAATCCGAGAGAGAATTTCGATGCGAAATTTGATTATTACATGGAGGCATACGATGACGATTTGATTCTGATTGCAGCAAAGGGCAAAAAGGACATCCGCATCGTGGCAGCAGGACACGGAAACCGATTCGAGGACATTGAAAACCAGTTAATCGGGGAAAAGGGCAAAGGTTGGAGAGAATTGATTGCAGGAGCGATTGACAACGCCTATGACCGTTTGATTGCAAGCACACCTCCACAGACGGAGGAGGAAAAGACACATTGCGAAATGATAAAAGAGGCAGTCAAGGGAATGTTCATCAATGAGAGCAGGACGGCAGCGGAGGCAGAGTTCATCAAGACCCATATTGTTGATTATGAGAAAATATTCGATGTCTGCATGAATGGCGATGACCTTGATTTCAAAAAAGGACTTGTCAGATTGCAGAAAATGCAAAATGAATATGTGATGCAGAGAGAACGGGAGGAAACGGCAAATGAATAAAGTCATATTGATGGGGAGACTTACAAGAGACCCGAATGTCAGATATACGCAGCAGAACAGTTCACAAGAATCCATGTGCGTGGCACGTTACACACTGGCAGTCGACCGCAGAGGTGCAAGAGACGGGCAGCAGTCAGCGGATTTCATTTCCTGCGTTGCATTTGGCAAAAACGGCGAATTTGCAGAGAAGTATTTCAAACAGGGAACAAAAATCGCTATTACGGGCAGGATTCAGACGGGTTCATACACCAACAGAGACGGTCAAAAGATATATACGACCGATGTTGTGATTGAGGAACAGGAATTTGCAGAAAGCAAGAAAGCAGCGGGAGAACAGGAGCAAAATGCGGGTTATACGGATGCAGGTGACGGGTTCATGAACATTCCGGACGGTGTTGACGAACAACTCCCTTTTGCGTAAATGGAAAGGAGGAGCGTGATAATATGGGAATTATGAGCATCGTGAAAAATGTGATTGAGCATTTCAGAAAAGCCGGAAAGACAGAAAATGAGATTTCGGGCATGATTGAACAGGCAGCAGACAGGGCGACAGTCAACAAAGGCGTTACAGAAAAAAAGGAATATAAAAGACCGGAAATCAAGGTCGAAACATCGGCAGAACAGTTCGTCGAGGCAGTCATGCAAACGGGTGTCACAGCGGAGCAGGTAAAAACGGCAATTATGAAAATGTGCGATTCGCAAAGATGCACAAATCGCCAAAACACGAATAACTGGCGTAAAATGCACGGTCTGCCTATGAGAAGAAAGCAGAAAGCGAGGAAAAAGCATGAAAGAGGAAAAAGAGCAGACAGTCATTGACAAAACCCTGCTATATCTCGAAAACTATCGTGAAATGGAGCGGTACATCAAAGAGGCGGTATCAGAGACCTCTCAAGTGCCGGATATAGGCAAATACAACATATCAGCAGAAAGAGCGTTCCTGCAATCGGTTAGAGAGTGCCGTGCAGAGACGGTCATTCTGTTCGAACATCTCAAACAGGCTCTTGCATCACTCAAAGAGGATGCAGAGGCAGCAGGTGAGGGGTACAAGTACGACGCACTTGAGGCAGTCTATATCAAGGGCAAGACATACGAGGATATAGTGAGGGAGACAGGATGCGGACGCAACTCACCGAAAAAGTGGTGCAAGGTCATGATTCAACGCCTGTCAATCAAATTATTCGGTGCAAAAGCGATTGAAAATGATAAAAACGGAGTGAAAACAGGGTGAAATGAGGGTGAAAATAGGGGTAAAAAGTGGGTGAACAAAAGGCAAAATAAACGTGATAATATGTTAGCGTGAACAGTTGAGACGAGCGATTGCAGATATGCAGTCGCTTTTTTCTTGCCTGTTTGCCCTCCTGTTATATGCGGGTAAGTGTACACAGTAATGTGCATAACTGCCCGCCTCTTGTGGATAACAGGACAGGAGAACCAAGGAAGAGAGGAGAACGCAGATGCTTTTGAAATCATGCAGGTGTGGCAAGTTGATTCCACAGTCAGTAAAGATGTGCGAGGAATGTGAGCAACGGCAGCAGTCGAGGCACATGATATACAACAACACACGGCGAGACAAGAGGGCAGCCGAGTTCTATGTGTCAAAGGAATGGCGGGCGATGCGGGAACGTATCATTGAGGTCTATGACAACGTGGATATATACGCATTGTATGTCGAGAATGAACTACTCACATGCGAACCAGTACACCACATAGTTGAACTTGAGGACGACTGGGAACAACGCTTGAATCCGTTCAACCTCATACCTCTCAACCATAAGACACACAACACAATCACTGCTCTGTATAAGCAGAGCAAAGCGAGCATGAGAGCAACACAGAAACAGTTGAGGTCACTGATTGAGTACCACTTTCGAGAGGCAGGGGGATATAAAAAAGTTTTGTGCGATTCATTTCTAGTCGCACCCCCTCTTTTGTTTGGAGAAAACTCCCCACGGGAATTTCGGCAGAAAGGTACATCCGAAAGGGGTGTCAGAATGTGACACAAAATCACTGAAATGTTGACGGAAAGGGGGTTTGTTGCTACATGGCAGGACAGAGACAACCCACGGATTTGGTTGTTATGAACGGGCGAAAACACCTCACAAAAGCAGAAATTGAGGCACGAAAAAACGCCGAGGTTGTAGCACCGAACGACAAAGTGAAACCTCCGTCATATTTGACACCGGAGCAAAAGAAAAAGTTCCGGAAGATTGCGAAAGAATTACTTGAAATCAAACTGATTGCGAATGTTGACTGCGATGCACTGGCGAGATTGCTCATTGCACAAGACCAGTACATCGAAATCACGCAGCAAATCAGAGCAACTCCATTGATGGAGGATGCTCCGGTATATGAGACAAAGACGAATCCGGACACGGGAGAAAAAGAACGTGTGCAGGTCGGTACAAGGCAGGTCGTGAACGGTGAACGTGAGCGTCTCATGATTATTCAAGACCGCTGCATGAAACAGTGCAGACAGGGAGCATCGGATTTCGGGTTGACAGTCTCCTCACGCTGCCGTTTGGTCGTACCGAAACCACAGCAGCAAAAGCCGGAGAATAAATTTGCGAAATATGCAAATTAAGGTATGGCGAAAGCAGGAGAAACACAAGACCGCTGCACACAATACGCCCTTGATGTTGTTTCGGGCAAGATAACAGCCGGAGAATATGTCCGACTTGCATGTCAAAGACACCTCGACGACATTGAGAAATCGAAAGCAGCACCGTACAAATACTATTTCGACGTTGAAAAGTCAGAGGAAATCATCAATTTCGCAGAGGAATTGACCATTGCAGAGGGCGAAGAAAACGAGCATGTGACCGCATATCCGTTCCAGTGCTTTATTTTAGGGTCGCTCAACGGGTGGAGAACAAAGGAAAAATCATACAGACGGTTCAGAACGTCTTATGTGCAATTAGGCAGACAGAACGGAAAATCGTTCATCAACGGTATTTTGGCATGTTATTACGGGAATTTTGACGGGTACAAGTACGGAAAAATCTTTTGTACGGCTACCAAGCAAGACCAAGCGAACATTGTTTTTGACGAGGTCGCAAAATTCATCAATTCGGACGAGGATTTGTCGGAATGGTTCAAAGTGCATGACCACAACCACACGATTGACTGTCTGTTGACACATTCAGAAATCAAAGCGTTGTCCGGTGATACAAAGTCACTTGACGGACACCGTGCGTATTTGGGAATTGTTGACGAGTATCACGCACACAAGACGAATCAGATGTACAAGCTGCTTGAGGGAGGTATTAAGAAACTCAAGTCGGCGTTGATTTCGGTCATCACGACAGCAGGGTTCGACCTCAAATCACCCTGTTATAAATTGTATGAATATTGCTGCAATCTGTTAAAGGGTGTTTTTGAAAACGACAGTCAGTTCGTATATATCGCACAGATGGACGAGCATGACGACAGATATGTTCCGGAGAACTGGATAAAAGCGAACCCGATTCTTGAATTTGACAGGGATGCTCTTGAAAACCTCATACCGATTGCACATACCGCCCGTGATATGGGCGGGGAGGACTTGAGAGATTTCCTCGTAAAGCAGTTAAACATGTGGATGCAGTGGTCAAATTCACTGTATATCAAGGACATCGCAAAATGGAAAGCATGTGCCGTTCTGAAATCACTCAAGAATTTCAGAGGGTCAAAATGTTATGTCGGGGTCGACCTGTCATCCGGAGGCGACTTGACATCAATCGCAATCGTGATTCCGTTCATGATTGACGGAATAAAGAAATATTTTGTACACACACATTCGTTCATTCCGTCCTCAAGGGTGGACGAACACATCAAGACCGACAAAGTGCCCTATGACGTATGGATTGAAAAGGGTCTTGTGACAGTGACCGAGACACTGGGAGGAATAAAGACAGATTACAAATACATCATCAAATATCTTGAGGATTTGGTGAAAGAATACGACCTCAAACCGCAGTTGATTTGTTATGACCCGCACAACGCCTCGGCGTTCCTGTCAGACCTTGAGGCATTGGGATTCGATTCAATCTCTGTCACACAGACAGCGAAAGAGTTGAACGATGCGACGGTTGATTTCAGACTTGAGATTTTGGCGGGCAATGTGGAAATCGAGGGAATGGAGGTCGGAAAAGAGGGAAACAAGATTGTTGTTCCTGTCGACAGTTTGCTTGTGTGGTCTATTGCAAATGCAAAGACCATCTCAAACAACTACGGCGAAATAAAAATTGACAAAGACATCACGACAGAGAGAATCGACCCGATTGACGCTATCATCGACGCATGGAAACACGCAATGAAAGAGGAGTACCGTCCGGATGTGAATGAGACTGTCAATGAATGGCTTGAGCAATTTGAAAAATACATGAAGAAAGGCGGTGAGAAATAAATGAATCCGTTTCAGAGATTAGGAGTGAAAATTTCAAATTGGTGGAGAGGTGAACCACAGGACAGCGGAGGAGTTGTGACACTGAACTCACCGTCGTTCCTTGAGCGGATAGGACTGAAAAGAAAAGGGAAACCGACATCAGAGGTCACATATTTCACATGTCTCAAGATGCTGTCGGAGACACTTGCGAAAATGCCTATCAAATATTATCAGAAAACGGACAAGGGAATCATTGAGGCAGAGGCGACGGACACATCAAAGCTGCTCTCAAAAAGACCGAATCCGTTTATGACACCAACGACATTTTGGAACACGGTTGAAATCAACCGCAACCATTACGGAAACGCCTATGTGTACATAAGAAAGAAGTTTGACCGCAAGAAATACGGCGGTGAAATCAAAATCGTTGATTTGTGGGTTATGCAGTCAAATTGTGTGCAGATAGTCGTTGACGATGCGGGAATATTCGCAGGAGTTGGGCGTTTGTGGTATGTCTACACAGACCCGACATCCGGTCGTCAATATGTGTTCAGTACAGACGAGGTCATGCACTTCAAAACATCATTCAGTTTTGACGGAATCACAGGACTACCAGTGCAGCAGATATTGAGAGACACGGTTGCGGGTGCATCCGAATCACAGGCGTTCATGAATAACTTGTATGAGAGCGGTCTGACAGCAAAGGCAACTCTTGAATATACCGGAGAACTGAACGAAAAAGCGAAAACAGCACTTGTCAAGTCGTTTGAGGAGTTCGGCAGCGGGGCGAAGAATACAGGAAAAATCCTGCCTGTTCCGTTGGGGATGAAACTCACACCTCTCGACATCAAACTGACAGATTCGCAGTTCTTTGAACTGAAAAAATACAATGCACTGCAAATCGCCGGAGCGTTCGGAGTGAAACCGAATCAAATCAACGACTATTCAAAGTCGTCATACAGTAACAGCGAAATGCAGCAGTTATCATTCTACGTTGACACAGAACTGTTCATAATCAAGCAGTACGAGGAGGAAATCAATTTCAAAATACTGCCGGATGAAGATGCAGACGACGGATATTATTACAAATTCAACGAAAAGGTATTGTTCCGCACTGATTCAAAAACGCAGATGGAATATTTGAGAAACGGTGTCGGGGGAATGATTATCAAACCGAATGAGGCAAGACGTAAACTCGACATGGAAGATGCGGAGGGAGGCGATGTTCTGCTTGCAAATGGCAGCATCGTTCCGTTGACTATGGCGGGAGCAGCATATTTGAAAGGTGCATCCGAACCGGATGAAACCGAAGAACCGGAGCAGCCGGAAGAAAAGACAGAGCCGGACGCAGAGCAGCCGGACACAGCAACAGAACCGGACGAAACCGACGAGGCAGAGGACGAGGATGAACAGGAGGGAGGTGAATAATCATGCCAAAGAGACGTTTTGATTTCACAAAGAAGAATAAACGCAGCGGAAAGGTCGAAAATGTCGGCTATTTGGATTTAGAGCAGGACGAGGAACAGAGCAGATGTTCCTTGTATTTATACGGTGACATTGTATCGGCAACATGGGAATCCATGTGGTACGAGGAGGACAGATGCCCGCAGGACATCGCAGATTTTCTCAACCAGTTAGATGGCTATGAGGACATTGATATTTATTTCAATTCCGGAGGTGGAGACGTATTTGCAGGACTGGCAATCTATAACCAGTTAAAACGATACGACGGACACAAAGTCGGCTATGTCGACGGAATGGCTGCATCTATCGCATCGGTCATCATGTTCGCTTGCGACGAACTGCATTTTGCAACAGGGGCACAAGCAATGATTCACAAACCGTTGTGCATGGCATACGGCAACGCAGACGATTTCAAGGCAGTAATAAAACAGTTGAATCTCTGCGAGGATTCAATCCTTGACGTTTACATGGAACATGTGCAGGAGGGTGTCACAAGAGACAAGATTCAGAGCCTCATGAGCAATGAGACATGGTTCGACAGTAAGAAGATGCAGCAGTATTTCAATGTCGAAATCGAAGAAAAGGCAGCAGTCGCAGCGTGTGCATCCGACTATTTTGAGAAATACAACAATATTCCGGAGGCACTCAAGGGAACTGAAAAAGAAAACATTGTCGATGCGGTGCTTGCAGAACTGGAAAAGAGAAACAGTGCAGCAACACAGGCAGAGGAACAGAGAATCGAGGCAGAAAAGCGGGAGATTCTCGATGATTTATACCTTTACGGTATGTAAGAAATGGAGGACAGAAAGTCATGAATAAGGAATTACAGAAGTTATTGAAACAGATTAACGACAAGAAAAATGAAGTCAAGAGCCTTGTGAACGACGGAAAACTCGACAAGGCAAAGGCAGCAAAGGAAGAACTCAAGGAGTTACAGAACAGATTCGACCTCCTCTATGATTTGGACGAGGACGAGCAGGGCAGTATTGAGGACAAGGTCAACAAAGGCACTGCAAAGCAGGTCGGCGGTGAGAAAAAGGTTGACAAAAAGAACCTTGTGAAAGCGTTCGTCAACATCGTAAAAGCGGGATTCCTGCACAGAGAGGCAGACGAGGCAGATGTTGAGGTGTACAAGAACGCACTCACATCCGACACAACCGCAGGAAGTGAGGGAGAGGTCGGAATCGGCGTGACTATTCCGGAGGACATCCGAACAGACATCATCGAACTGCGTCGTTCATCCGACAACCTTGAGCAGTATGTCAATGTTGAGGGGGTTGTGACAAAGACCGGAACACGAAACATTGAGGTCGATGCAGAATCAACACCGTTCGACAACGTGGACGAGGCTGCGGATTTTCCGGAGATGGACGAGCCGGAATTTTTACCGATTGAGTACAAGGTCAAGAAAAAAGGTGGAATCCTCAAGATGACCGCAGAACTGCTTGAGGACACAGCAGCCAACATCATGGCGTACATCAACAAATGGATTGCGAAAAAGACAAAGGCAACCCGTAACGCAATGATTCTCAAGGTACTCAACGAAATGACAAAGGGAAAAGAGGTCACAGTGGAGAACCTCGACAGTCTCAAGGACATTTTCAATGAGCAGTTAGACCCTGCGATTGCAGAATCCTCAATCGTCATCACAAATCAGAGCGGTTTCAACTACCTCGACAAGTTAAAGGATAAGGACGGAAACTATATTTTGCAGAAAGACCCGACACAGCAGACAAAGGGAAAGATGCTTTTCGGAGAATACAGAATCGTGAAACTGTCAAAGAAAACACTCAAGTCCACACCGATTATGAACAGCGTTGGTCATACAATCGACGGGTACAAGCATCCTGTTTTCTGCGGTGACTTGAAAGAGGCTATCACACTTTTTGACAGAAATGTTCTGACAATCGACCTCAATGACAAAGGTGCGGGGTTATGGGATAAGGACATGACAGGTCTCAAGGTTCGTGACCGTTTCGATGTGCAGGCGGTTGACAAAGATGCAGTCATCAAGGGCGAAATCACAGAGGTTGTCAACGGGTAACAAAGCAGCAGGGCGGTGAATCCGTCCTGCTATTGAAAGCAGGTGAGAAACATGACGGATGAAGAAAAAGAGAAATACAGAGACGGTCTGATTGCCACATGCAAGGTATATTGTCACATCGACTATGATGACGACATGGAAATCCTTGAATTGATGTTTGATGTGACCATGCAGGAAATGACGGAACTGATTCCGAATTTCGACCAGTACAGCCTCACAAGCCGTCAAAAGCTGCTTGCGTTTATATCCGTGAAAGAACTCTACGACAACCGTGACAAATACCGGAGCGACACGAAACTGCTTGCCTCTGCTGCCTCCTCAATGCTTTTGAAAGAAATATACGGAGGTGCAGCACAATGACGGGCAGAATCAAGATAATTCGCAAGGTGTCGAGCGTTGTTGATGGCAGACGGCAGCAGGAGGAAACGGAGTTTTATTCCTGTTGGTGCGAGGTCAAGAGTTTGGGAACAAATGAGAAATACGCAGCCTTGCAGACCGGACTCGAAAACACAATCGTTTTTGAGACACGAACGTGCGACAAGATGGAAGAAATCCGACTGAATTTGAAAGAGTTCTATGCGGTGTACAAAGGCGTTGAGTTCAAGATATATGATGCGTCTCCGATGTTCACGGACGACAGGAAATATCAGTTGAAATGTAGAGCAGGAGCATAGTGTCATAATCTGACACCGGAGGGATGCGATGAAAATTGAAATGGAATTTCAAGGATTGCAGGAACTTGTGAAAGCGTTTGAAGATGCAGCAAGCGACGAGGACATCCGAGCGGTCAACAAAAAGATTGTTGAGCAGGGTGAACCCGTCGTGAAACGCATTATGTCGGGGAAGATTCCAAAATCGGCAGATATAAAGTTGAGCGGTCGAGGATTCGGCTCAAAATCATCGGTCACATCACACGCAGCGGACAGCGTTCCACTGGGGGCGGTCAAGGTGAAAGACACCGGAGCGTCAGCGGATGTCGGATGGGAAAAGTCGGATAATAGTGAACACTTTTATGTGAAATTCATTAACTGGGGAACTATTTACAGACCGCCTCAAGAATTTATCTATGCGACAGGGCGTGAGGCAGATGCGGAACTGCAAAAAATCGCAGAACAGGAGTATCAATCCTATTTAGATAACACAATGAAATGAGGTGATAGCGTGAACAGTCCGGACATCATAAAAGACGCATCGGGTGCGTTGCAGCAGATTTCAGACAGGGGAATCACTGTCATGCAAGGGTGGTATGACAAGAACATCCATAAAACACATGTGACCTTGTGGGATTTGGGAGAAGTCGACGAGAACTTTTCAGATGATGATGCGGAGGGAGTGACGCTGTCATTGCAGGTCACTATTTTTTCAGAGAGTGACGAGGTTGAACTTGCGAGGGAAATCAAGAAACTCATGAAAGAAAAAGACTTTTCGTTTGAGGGCAGGAACGGAGACGATTCCAAACCGGAGGACGGAATCTATATGAAAGCACAAAGATTTTCAAAATTTTATGAAATGGAGGAATAGACATGACTGAAACAGTAACACCATTAAGCAAAACAGTATCACAGATTGTCAGAAGTAGAACATGCGGTTGTAGGGATTTCTACATCGCAAAAATCACACAGAATGATGCAACAGGATATGTTGCGGGAACTCCGGTGAAACTGGCAAGAGCAATCAAAGCGAAAGTTGATGAAAAATGGACTTCTGAAAAGATTTACTCCGATGACGGAACGGAGGAGGTCATCAACTCATACGAGGGAACAGAGGTCGAACTTGAGGTCAATGCACTTGCACCACAGGACAGACAGATTTTATTCGGGCAGTTATACGAGAACGGTTTCCTCATTAAGACAGCCGACGACAAAGCACCGGAGGTCGCTGTCGGATGGCGTGAGAGAAAACTGAACGGAAAGTATGATTTCAAATGGTTATACGCCGGAAAGTTTGCAGAGGGAATCAGTGAGGAGGCAAGCACAAAAGAGGGCAAATTGTCTCCGACAACAAAGAGCATCAAGGGTTCATTCTACGAGAGAAGTCTTGACAATGCGTATGAGATTTCGGTCGATGAATCAAATCTTGTGAAAGAGAACACAAAGGCAGCAGAAGCAATCAAGAGTTGGTTTTCAAAGGTGCAGGAAAAGAACGACGCAGCAGCGTAACAAGGGATATATAACAGGAGGATAAACCATGAAAAGAAAAATCATCATCAGCAACAAAGAGTTCACAATGCCGAAAATGTCGATTGATACATACACGGAGTATCTCGATATTGCGGAGCAGATTGACACACATCCGAGATATACAAAACAGGACATTGAAATAATGGAGATGTTTGTCTGCAAAGCATACGGAGACCAGTTCACTGTTGAGGAATTAAAGAATCCGGAGACCGGACTGGATGCAGCAGGTTTGATTCTTGAGTTCCAGTTCATTGACGCAGGAATCGGGGAAGAACTCACCAAACGCATGGAGAAGATAGAGAAAAATTTTCAGAGTGGCAAGTGATACCGGAAATAGAGGTCACTTGCAGCGGGAAAAGATATTTTATCAACTCCATAACAGTGGAGCAGTACAAAAAATATGTCAGTCTCATGGAGAAAAACAGCACGGAAAAGATTTCCGGAGTGATGTTTTTTAATACAAAGATAATGCAGGAGTTGTTCGAGAATGAATTGACACTTGCGGAAATCGGGGAGATTGATGCGATTGATTTTCTAACGGCAATCAAGACGGTTCATTTTGTGATGCAGAACATAATTGCAGAGAAACTATTGAACATTGTCGAGGTTGAACAGGTGGAGAAAGAAAAGTCCGCATTTGACGAATACGACCGTGAAAACGGATATGAGGACGAGCTGGAAGAACCGGAGGAAAATCAATGGAAAGTCTGCGGGGAGATTGTCGACCGTGTTGTAAAAATTGCGATTCGGCTTTTGAAAAACTCATACAGTCAGTGCATGAAAGAAAACATTGTCACGTTGTTGGAATACTTGCGTTTTGAATTAGACACAATCAACGAAAATCAGTAAGAGAGGAGGCGACCGAATGGCTTATACAAGCGTCAAAATTTCTGCAAATTCAAGTGATTACCAGTCACAAATGAAATCGGCAGCAGCACAAATGAAAGTCCTGTCTGCGGAATATACGACGGCAGCAACGAAAGCAAAGTTGTTCGGTTCGGAAACAGACAGCCTCAAGGCAAAAGCCGAATCGCTCACTCAAAAAATCACGGTGCAGAAAGGCATTGTGCAGTTAAATAGTGAGCAACAGGAAAAGTTGACAAAGAAACTGTCAGAACAGAAAACAAAGCAGGAGGAACTCAAGGGAAAGATTGACGCTGCGAAAGAAGCCTATGCAAAGTCGACAGAGGAGACGGGGAAGAACTCCGAGCAGTCAAAAGCTTTAAAAGAGGAATTAGACAAACTCGAACAGGAGTACAAGGCAAATGAAACGGCAATCGGGAAAACAGAGACGGCTCTTGCAAATCAGACAGTAAAGACAGAAAAGTCAAAGACTGCCCTCATGAATATGGAGGCAGAACTGAAAAATGTTAATGAGCAATTAAAAGACAATAAACTTGAAAAATTTGCGACTGCTTGCGATACGGCAGGAACAAAGATGGAGAGTTTCGGAAAGAAAATGTCGGTTGTCTCTGCCGGAATTGCGGGCATTGGTGCAGCATCAATCAAAGCATTCACGGAACTCGACGAGGGTTATGACACCATAGTAACAAAGACCGGAGCAACCGGAAAGGCACTTGAGGGGTTGACAAAGTCTGCGGATAATGTTTTCGGAACAATGCCGGAGGATATGTCAACGGTAGGCGAGGCAATCGGAGAAGTCAACACAAGATTCCACACAACAGGAACGGAACTTGAAAAGACCTCAAAGCAGTTCGTACAGTTTGCATCAATCAACGGAACAAACGTCACACAGTCAGTTGACCAAGTTGACAAAATCATGAAAGCATGGAACGTCGATGCATCACAGACAGGAAACCTGTTAGGATTGCTCACAGCAAAGGCACAGGAAACAGGAATCTCTGTTGATACATTAGAGGGATATGTCCTCGACAATAACGCACAATTCAAAGAAATGGGATTGTCGTTGCCTCAAGCAATCAATTTAATGGCTCAATTCGACGCAAACGGTGTTGATTCAACTCAAGCAATGGCGGGTCTGAAAAAAGCATTACAGAACGCCACATCAGAGGGAAAATCAATGGACGAGGCGTTGTCAGATACTATCGGCAGCATCAAGAACGCAAAGACAGAGACCGAGGCGATGCAGATTGCAACGGAATTGTTCGGAAAAAAAGGTGCTGCGGAAATGACAAAGGCAATTCGTGAGAACAGAATTGACCTCACCAGTCTTTCGTCATCAATGGAGGAATACGGTTCAACAGTCGAGGACACCTACAACGGAACACTCGACCCGATTGACAATGCAAAGGTTGCAATGAACAACGCAAAACTGGCGTTGTCAACACTGGCATCCACAGCACAGACATCCGCAGCACCTATGATTGAAAAATTGACCGGAAAGATTCAAGAGTTGACAAAATGGTTTACGTCGCTCTCTCCGGCACAACAAGAAACAGTCCTCAAAGTTGGTCTTGTGGTTGCTGCTATCGGTCCGTTGTCAATCGGATTCGGAAAAGTGGCAAAGGGAATCTCCGACACGGTAACGACCGGACAGAAATTTGCGTCCGGAGCTGCAAAGATAATCGCAAAGATTACGGCAAAGACAGCAGCCACGGCAGCGGGAACGGCAGCAGATACGGCAGG